AGGTAAGTCACGTAGCTTTCCATGTTGGCTCCTTTCAGTAAAGGGGGTTCAACATCTACGGCTATGTTCACCCATCTCCCTGAGTCGGGGGCCTTAGGGCGTCAACGACGCCTTACGACTCCTTGCCCAGCAACTTGGCTGCGATGCCACCCGCTTTTACCATGTAAAAGCTCATGGCTTCGCTCAAGTCGATGACGTCTGCGGCGACCTCATTAGGATCGTTTCTGATCGTAAAGATGATCTCCGTCAGACGACCAAGCGGATAGGCCGTGGCTGGCTTCAGGAACCTTTGAAATGTCACAGTGTGACGATCAAAGGCCTGAGTGCCCGCCTTGACGTTATCCGTTGAGTGCCGCACTTTAGCGCGGTACCAAACAGTGCCGTCATCCAAATAGTATTCGGATGCGTAACCGTCTTGGTTAATCAGCGGCAAAATCTTGGCAGTTCCACCGGAACCGTCAAGAGTCACCGTCAGGGTTGAACCTAGCATAGTCTTACCTTCTCCTTGGATGCTTGTCTGACCACTCAGCGTCTTCGCTGAATGGCGAGGGCACCAAGGATCGACAGTTGTCTTCCATTCAAAAATGGAATGGAAGCCGACAGCGTACCCCCGTTTATAACACGTTCTTTCGTGCTATAACCGGCATCGCCGTTACCGCCCAGAATCGAAGTATTCGAGTCAGTGCGGACCCAAGAATACTTGCTTATCGTCCGAGTCATGATACATGGCACGGAGTGACGCAAGGGGATACTATTGTTGTGAGCTTGAATATACTCATCAGCATTAGTAAACCAGCCGACCAACCAAGTCCAGGGTATAGCATCCCAGACTTGCTTGGGGTGAAGCCCGTGGAGACCAAATGTAAGGTCTCTAGCGAGCTTGGCCATTTTCTTGGAGGAGAAGCGAGGATCTGGCAAAGCAGTTGGGATCCACCTTACGGTGCCCCATCTCTCGATCATCGTAAACCTCGACACCCTATGCGTAATGCTAGTGGTGATAGAGGATTGCGCTGTTTGCGAGCTATGCAGAATT